CGGGTCTGGGTCTGTCGGCTCAGCAGGTCAGCAACAACTGGAGCAACGTGAACTATTCATCGGCGCGATCCGCCGCGCTCGAGGCCGGCAAGACGATGGACCGCCGCCAACGGGACTTCTTCGTGGGCTTTGCGACGCCGGTCCGGACCGCGCTGCTGGAGGAGATGATGGACGTCGACCATCTGCCGCTGCCGAGCGGCGTGGTGCCCTATTTCGAGGATTGCAAGGCGGCCTACGCGCGTTGCGAATGGATCGGACCGCCGAAAGGCTGGGTCAATCCAATCGATGAGCGCGCCGGTGCTGTTCTCGGGATGGACGCCGGCCTGTCGACGCTGGAGCAGGAGTGTCTCGCGCAAGGCACTGATTTTGAGGAGGTCCTCGATCAGCGAGCCTACGAAATAAAGAAATTTGACGAACTCGGCATCCCGAGGCCGGAGTGGGCCGGGATGTTCACGGCAGTCGAGGCGTCGAAGAGACCGCAGCGGCCGGAGCCAGCGTGAGCCGCTTCCCGTTCATCGCGCAGCGGCTGTTCAACACGCCATTGGCAGTGCATCCGCGCCGAATCGAGGTGGTGATCGGCGCGCTGGCCGAACGCCTGGGCATTGCTTCCATGACGCGGCTGAACGGCGACGTGGTCATCCTGAAGCCGGGAGCTTGGCGCGATGACGATGACGACTTCGACCGGCCGGGCACGGTGGCGGACTACGGCTACGACCTGATCGGCGGAGTGGCGGTGATCCCGGTGGCTGGAACCCTGGTGCAGAAGCTGGCGTCCATTCGACCCTACAGCGGCATGTCGGGCTACGATTCCATCCGAGCCGCCTTCAACGCGGCGCTGGACGATCCCGCCGCAAAGGGCATTGTCTTCGAGGTGGATTCCGGTGGTGGCGAAGTCGCGGGGTGTTTCGACCTGGTGGACGAGATTTATGCCGCTCGTTCAGTGAAGCCGCTTATCGCGATACTGACAGAGGATGCTTTCAGCGCCGCCTATGCCATTGCCAGCGCGACAAGCAAGATCATCGTCCCGCGCACCGGCGCTGTGGGGTCGATCGGGGTGATCTGCGCGCATGTGGACTTCTCCAAGGCGCTGTCCGGCGCCGGCATAGCGGTGACGTTCATCAGCTATGGCGCGCGGAAAACGGACGGTGCGCCCGAGAAGCCGCTGAGTGACGAAGCTCTGGCCGTCTTTCAGGCCGACGTCGACACGATGGGTGAGTTGTTTGTCGAGACGGTGGCCCGCAATCGCGGGCTTTCCGCCGACCAGGTGCGCGCGACCGAGGCGGGAACGTTTCTCGGTGCCAAAGGCGTCGAAGCGGGATTGGCCTGTGCAGTCATGTCGCCCGACGCCGCTTTCCGCGAGCTGATCGCCAGCCTCGCATAACTCCAAGGAGCTTGTGATGAGAGAGACCCTGATGGCGGGCGGCTCGACGTTCGCGCATCTGCGAGCCCGCGACGGCATTGCTGCCGGGGCGAAGGCTGAGAAGGACGACGAAGACGACAAGAAAGAGGCCGCGGCGACTGCCGAGAAGGAGAAAGACGACGACGGCGATGATGAGGATGACAAGAAGAAGGCCGAGAAGGACGACGAAGACGACAAGAAGGCCGAGAAGAAGAAAGACGACGGTGATGACGAGGAAGATGCCGCCGCGTCTCGTTCCCGCCGTGCCAAGAGCGGTGATGATGATGACGAGGACGACAAGAAGGATGCCAAGACATCTGCCGCGCGTGCCCGTGAGCGCGCCCGCTGTGCTGCGATATTTGCCACCAAGGCTGCAGCGACGCGCCCGGATGTAGCCGCGCATCTGGCGTTCGGCACCGATCTGCCCCGCTCGGCCGTGATCAACACACTGAAGGCCGTGGCTGCTGGTGAGCACCGCGAGCAGGGGCGCGACCAGCGGCCCGATCTCAGAAGCCGGATGAGCGCGCAGCCGCGATACGAGGTTGGCACCGACAGCGACCGCCCGCAGAAGACCGGCCCCGAAGCGTTCGCCGCTCGGGTGAAGCTGGCGGACGAAAAGCGGCGCGGCCTGGCCTGAACCGTTCGCCCTACCCCCCTTAAAACGAGGATAGCCCATGACCTTCACCGTCACGCCGTATGGCGACAACCCGTTCGTGCCTGGCGCCTTCGGCTACAGCTACAACCCGGACCAGCTCATTGCCGGCGACCAGCACCGCGTCACACAGAACGTGCTGGTGATGGGAGGCACCTTGGTGCGTGGCACTGTGGTCGGCCGCCAGACCAACTTCAGCATCCAGTCGACCGCCGGCGCCAACACCGGCAACGGAACCATCGGCACCATCCTTCCGGGCACCGGCGGCGATGAGGTGGCGTCCTTCGGGGCCGCTGGATACTCGCTGGTCGCAACCTCGCCGACGACCTTCACGGTCACCGATCCGGAAGGCACCGTCCTGCCAAACGCCACCGTGGGCACCCCCTATGTCAACGCCGAGATCGACTTCACCATTACAGCAGGCGGCACCGCGTTCGTCGCCGGAGACAGCTTCACGCTGACCGTGTCGCGCACCGTGGGCAACTTCATTGCCTGCGTGAAGACCGCGGTCGACGGCAGCCAGGTGCCGGCCGCGATCATTGTGGACAACGTCATCGCCACGTCCACGCCGCAAATGGTGGGCGCCTACTTCACCGGGGAGTTCAACGCCAACGCCGTGATCTTCGATCCCTCCTGGACCCTGTACGACCTGACCGTGGCCCTGCAGGCGAGAAACATTCACCTGAAGTCCCCGGTTATCGCCGCCGATCCTTCCTGACCTGCGCCGCTCAGCGCGGCCCGTTTCTTCTCTGCTTCACACCCCTTCCGGGGTCGCACTGGAGGCTCCCCATGGTTGGCCTAATCTACGACACGATCGAACTGATCCAGGTCGTTCCGAACCTCAAGCGGCCGGTCACGTTCCTGCTCGAGCGCTTCTTCCCGAACCTGGTGATGAGCGACACCGAGTTTGTCGCGATCGACGTGGACATCGGCAAGCGCCGGATGTCGCCGTTCGTCTCGCCGCTGGTTGAAGGCCGCTTGGTCGAGCAGCGGCGCATCCAGACGAATGTCTTCAAGCCGCCCTATATCAAGGACAAGCGTGCGCCTGACCTGCGCAAGCCGGTGCGGCGCATGATCGGCGAACGGATCGGCGGAGACATGACCGGCGAGGAGCGCGAGATGGCGAACCTGGCGGCCGAAATGACCGACCAGATCGACCTGATTACCCGCCGCCTGGAATGGATGGCGGCTTGCGCGCTGACCACCGGCACCGTCACGGTATCGGGCGACGGCTTCCCGACGCAGCTCATCGACTTCGGCCGCGATCCGACGCTGTCGATCGTTCTCACGGGCACCGCACAGTGGACGACCGCCAACGTCGTCACAACGGGCGGTGGTCCGGGCACTGCAACACCAGCCATGAACATCGACACCTGGCAGCACAACATCCTGAAGAAGTCGGGCGCGATCTGCACCGACATCGTCTTCACGACGAGTGCCTGGCAGGGCTTTGTCGAGGACCCGGTCCTCAAGGGTGCGATCTATTACCCGCGCCTCGGTGAATCCGGCAACCTGATCGACATCGGGCCGAGCGTCGCGAAGGGCGCCGTCTACAAGGGCCGCTGGGGGCAGTATGACTTGTGGCTCTATAATGAATGGGCGGTTGACGAGAACAACTTCGAGCGCCCGTTGATTCCGGACGGCATGATCGTGCTGACCGGCGCCGACATGATGGGCACCCGCGCCTTCGCGCAGATCATCGACCCCGATTTCAACTATGTCTCGATGCCGTTCGCGCCGAAGGTCTGGACGCAAAAGGACCCCGCCCAGCGGTTCCTGATGATGCAGTCATCGCCGATCGTGATCCCGTCGCGGGTCAACGCCTCGATGGCTGTCCAGGTCTGTCCGGCGGTGCTGAACTGAGAGGATTAAGCCATGGCGATGAAAGCGATTGAGGGGGCGGCGCCGAGAACGGTTTCGGTCGTCGTTCACCCCCGCCGCAGTGCCGTCTACCAGGTGCAGACGGGCACCAGGGTCGATGACAGGGGCAAATCCGTGCCGCTCATGAGCAACCGAACGGCGGTGGGCGGCGAGCGGATAGACGTGTCGATTGAGGATGCCGCGCACATGCGCGCCCACGGCTTCTTGCTGGAAGAGAATGTTGCGGAGCCGCCGGTTTCCACCGGGCAGTTGTTGTCGGCATGGGAGGAACCTCGCCCGACGATCAACGGCAACGACGGCTCGGTTCTGCGGGGCGGCTGAACGTGGCGATCGACTGGGACACGCTGCTGGTCGGGCCGGCCGTCGCCTGTTTCGGCGAGCCGGTCAGCTATCAGTCGCAATTCGGCAGCGTCTTCCAGATCGTCGGTGTGTTTGACGAGGCTTACATGGAACAGGCGCCATTCAAAGCCGGAGAAGTACCGTTTGGTGACATTCAGCTTGGCTCGGTCGTGACCGGAGAGCGGCCCGTCATTGGCGTGCAGCTTTCAGCGTTCCCGGC